ATGGGTAAGGTAAACGATTGGCTGATAGAGATGGAAGAAGACGCCTCGTACATGACGCGCCAAGAATTTATGGACAAGCACGGCGAGACTGTGGCCGAAGTGTACGACGAACTGCAACTCAAGTGGCAGCAAGACCACGCCGAACCCTCGGAGCCTGACGATGTGGGTTGAACCCAAGGACGACCCCCGCCTCGAAAGTGTGGCTGACAAACTGGCCACGCTAACGAGACAAATTGACAACGCAGACTGGGATGGCAGGCCGGTGACAAACGCGCAACGCAACGAGGCCCGACGCCTGACAAACTTGCAACGCCAAGGAATCTTGTGGGAGCCTAAGTTTTGACAAACGGCAAACGGCAAACGCTGACAAAATCAAAACGAGACAAACCAACCACGCTTTCCCCGGAACACGCCTGCGACTTTTGTGGGCAACCTGCCATGACCAAGGAAGGCGACCGGCTGCGCTGCCCGCCCTGTTGGCTAAAAGAACAAGCAAACAAAATAAAACCTATTGACCGGGGCGGGTATTATCCCTAACGTTTGCCCATCGTTTTCTAACGAAGGGACAAAACTTATGAAAAAACAAATTACCTTAGTTGACCATGAACGCATGGTCCATAATGTCATGGCCTGCTACCGGTCTGCTGATTCCGTACAGGTTGCGGAAGGCTTGCTCTGGTATTCCGACGCACAAAAACAGGCGCATAATATCGCGGCCAAGTATGGCATCGCGGTCTATATTGTTGTGGCTGTTATCGCCGCGCTTTCACCTAATAACAAGTGGGCGCGTAATGTTGTCAATGCTGATGCTTTGATTGCCGCTTTCCTGCGCGGTGACGGCATCGACGCTGTGAAGGTTTCCACCTATCACGCCATGAAAAAGAAGGCTTGGGATATATTGGTGGCGCGTCCGGACTATGACGGGGCAAAGCGCATGCTAAAGGGTCAAAAGATTACATCGTTTTTCTGCGACATCATGGGGGAATTCAACGTGACCATCGACGGCCACGCGCGAAACATTGCCTATGATGAGCGGGTCGGGTTGACTGACGACCGCACAAATATCGGTGTCCGTGAATATCGCGCTTTACAGGCGGCGTATGAAGAAGCGGCGCGGCGCTTGGGCCTTATGCCTTATCAGATACAGGCAATCACTTGGCGCGTCTGGCGGGACCGCCACGGCATAACATGACAAAAAAGCCACGCTAAGATTTTTTGGAGTCTGCTTGTTCTATCGGGTCGCCGGGTCAGTGTGGGGGCTGGGAACGGGGCGGACATCGGGTGTCGCGAGTCGCGGGGCGGCACCCACCCATCGTTGCCGAATCGTCAAAAAAGATTTGTGCAAACGCAAAAACCATGCCAAGATTCACGAACTGGCACGGGATGCCAGCAACCAATAGAAGGAAACATTTACCATGTTTGACTTGATACCGAACGAACCCCGGCAGGTTGCCGGGAACGGCTGGGAATACCAGCACACCGACATCACCGACCTGTCCCTGTATGCTGACCGCTGCCGGATTACAAAAGCACCGGTTGCCGCCTTTGTGAGTGAGCCAGACCCGGACAACCCGGACACCCTATGGGAAACACCTCGCGACCTTCCCGGCTTTTCCGCCTTGGTCAATGCCGCGACCGGTGATGTGCTGCCGACCCGGCCCGTTGCGGATTCTTATAAGCTTGTGCCACATGACGACTTGTTTGCCATGCAATCCCGGCAACTTGCGGAAAGCGTCTTGCCGACCGACAACGTTACCGTGATTGACCGGCTGTACGATGGCGGCTTGCGGGCACACCGAACCGTCATGTTCAACGACCTCGACGCGACCATCGGCAACGATGGCGACCGGGTTATGTGCCGGATGGACGTGTTCAACTCTGTGGACATGTCTTGGGCTTTTCAGATTTTCTCTGGGGCTTACCGCGACCTCTGCCGGAACACTTTGGTTTTCGGCGGGTCGAAGGCTTACCACCAGAAGCGAAAGCACACCCGGAACCTGTCCCCGGAAGCCTTGGTTGGGAAGGCGACAATGGGTCTCGAGTTTTGGGAAAACGACCGGGACAGCATGGAAGCCATGCGGTCAACCCCGCTGACCCGTGACCGGTTCGCTGACGTCTTGGCGGATACCATCTGCCGAAAGCCGGGGATGGATAACCTAGAAGGACACGGGCACCCGGTGAACGAGCGGCTGCTGGGCTACTTGTTGCACCGGTACGACGAAGAAGTATCCGAACTGGGCCGGACCATGTGGGCGGCATTCAATGCCCTGACCCACTGGTCAACCCACTTGGACACCGAATGGACGACCGACGACGGCAAAACCTACCAGACCGGGCGGTCCGGTGCGAAGCCTCACATGGTCGAGCGAAAGCGCCAGAACGACGTTCGCAGCGTTCTTGAATCTGACGCATGGCTGGCGGTCGCCGCTTGATGGAAGCTTTGTATGTTATCTACCGCACAATCACCGTTGTGCTTCTCTGCCTGCTAATCTGGGCATTCTTCATCGTCTGAACATATAGAAAGGAAACAGACATGACACGCTTACCGAAAGAACTTATTACCCGTTTGCAGTCTCTTGCCGATGATTTCGAAACCCACATCCGCCGGGACGAACGGCAGCGGCTGCTTGCTAAGTTTCGGGACACCTTCCCGGCAACCGGCAACAACACCGACATGCACGGCATGCCCCTGTCTGTCCCCGTGACCGGTCGGCGGCTGGCCCCTAGTGTTGAAGCCTTGCGGTCTGTGTTGGCGGTGCGGTCTTATCCCGTGACCATCCGCACGGTTTGCCGGGAGTTGGATATTGCACCGACGGCGGCGCATTGGCGCATGAAGGAACTGCGGCGGGCCGGTTACCCGGTGGAAACTATCCGCACGGGCGGACGGCTTGCCAAGTATCGCTTGGCCTGATACAACAATGGGGCGGGCGCGGTTGCCCGCCTCAACTGTTAAGGAATGGAACCAATGAAAATAGAAGTATTCGCACACCACAAGGACACCATCAAAAGCCTTCAGGGAAAGGCTGAATTGTTCGCCACGCGCCGGAAGCACAAGACGTTCGACGTGTTCAAGCTGCATGGTACTGACCAGTCTGGCGTCCCGTTCGATATCAGCTTTTACATCGACCCGGGCCAGCAATTCAAAATGGATACCGTGTGGACATCCGACCATCCGGACAACCCGAACAACACCTTTTCGGCGGCTGACGACTAGCCGCGAACCCGTTACCCTGCCGATGGGGGGCTAATACCTCGGCAATCTTCCTCCCTTAACTTGCCCCCGGCCCTTAGTGTCGGGGGTCTTTTTATGTCCGGGCTGTGTATTTAATCAGGCATCGGGCTGTTTCCCTTGGGTTTTCCCCGGCTGTTCTTGCCCGTCTGTTGCTATGATATCGGACACCGGGGGGCAACCTTTTAGGAAATCAGCATGACAAATCAGCAACGCGCGGGTGCGCGGGCGGGCGCATGCACAGGTTGCCGGGACTGGTTGCCGGGGTTGGTTACCCGGCGGCGGCCCGTACCGTGTCGGCGATGTGACAAATCAAGATAAAAATCGTGCCGTGCGCGGGCACGCAAGGGCCACCCCACCCCCTGTACAATTGTCTAGCAATCCCGGGATATTTTTTGTATTTTTAGGTAACCTATATGGTATTCCCGGCAACCCGAGGGGGCACCCGCACTCCTCACTAGGGGGTTAAAGGAAAACCCGCGAACCCATAAGGGGGGCTTGCGGGTGGATATGGGGTTTACCCCGGCGGGTTGTAACGCCAGTGTACAGTCAAATTTCGCATTTGTCAACAATTTTTTGTACTTTTTGGTTGACATGGCGGGTAACTAGCCCTAAACTACTAGGTTGCAAGGAGATTTTCCCCCATGTTCAAAGCGATGGTAATGGTTTGCGCCCTTTCCACCCCCGGTGAGTGCGTCAGGTTCGACGACACACGGGGTCCGTACCCTACGTACGACGAATGCAAGGCCCGTTCGCAGGAAATGGCTGCGGGCGTGGCTACTATGTTCCCCGTCCCGGCAACTTACGCCTTCAAATGCAAGGAACTCACAGGCACATGAACCTACTTCCCCAGACAAACAACCGCAAACCGGCTCTCACAGACAAACAAGAGACCTTCTTGGACGCCCTCTTCGAAAACGGGGGTAACTTAGCAGCCGCAGCAGAGGTTGCCGGGTATTCCAAGGGGTCCACCGCGTGGTTGCGGGACCGCCTAGCCGACGAAATCGTGGAACGCACCCGCTCCCTGCTTGCCGGACACTCTCTCAAGGCCGCGAACAAGATAGCAAGCCTCGTAGACAGCCACGACATCGAACGTGGGGACGAGTTACGTATGAAAGCAGCCGAGGCTGTCCTCAACCGGGTAGGTCTCGGCAAACAAGAGACCATGAACCACAACGTGACGGCAGTTCACGGCGTTGTCCTGCTTCCGCCCAAAAAGGATGTAGTAATAGATGGCTAAACAAGTTACACCCGAACAGTATGCTGCAGGAGTAGACCGTGGAATACAGGAGTTGCGTGAACAAATCCAAGAACTTTCTAGCGGAACACGAGGAGCAAAGACTCTGAAGTCTGGTTTGCGGTCAGGAACTGTCGCGGGCCGAGAGTTAATGGTAGAGGACGCTGAAGAAGCTGCCAGACTAAAAAACGATTTGGAAAAAGCCCTTAAAACTGCGAACCAAGCAAAAGAAGGTTATAAAATTCGTTATTCCCAAGACCCCTATCAAAATCTATCGGCAAAGCCTGATGAAGTCACATACAGATATCCGTATTCAGACTACTTTCTGAAAGCGCATCGTGGACGTAAGGCATCATCGAGTTCTGAAAAAGACTAATGGCTCCTCGCAAACGCGTCCTAGTCCCCCCTGACCCGGCGACCGTGGACAAACCCCGTGGACGGGGACGCCCCAAGAAAGACCCGAACCAGCCCACCGCACAGTACAAGTTGAGTGACCGGGAGCGGGCACGACGTTCCGTCCAGATGAAGTTGCGTAACGCAAAGAAGGCCGCTGCCACGCAGCAGATGAAGGCCAATACGAAAAAGAAAAAAGTAAAGAACTTAAAAGAAACTGCCAGTAAAGTAGAGAAGGCTCTCAAGGGTGAAAAAACTACAGTCATTGACCAAGGTGATTTGGAAAACTTGCCGGGAGCAGTTAGCGACCTTGTCGATGGTAGCCCGGTTATCTTTCGACCAAATGAGGGACCGCAAGAAGAGTTTCTCAGCGCGTCTGAACAGGATGTTCTATATGGAGGTGCTGCAGGAGGAGGAAAATCTTTTGCCCTGCTGGCTGACCCTCTTCGGTATTGTCACAACCCTAATCACCGTGGGCTTCTTCTTAGGCGTACTCTGGACGAACTAACAGAACTCATCGACAAATCGAAACAACTCTACACCAAGGCGTTCCCGGGAGCCACGTTCCGCGAGTCGAAGTCTACGTGGGTTTTCCCGTCTGGCGCAACCATCTGGTTCACCTACCTCGACCGGGACAAAGACGTAACTCGTTTTCAGGGACAGGCATTCAACTGGATTGGCATAGATGAAATCACGCAATACCCGACTCCCTATGTTTGGGATTACCTGCGTTCTCGTCTTCGTTCTACTGACCCTGAACTCCAGCAACACCTGTGCATGCGCTGCACAGCCAACCCCGGAGGAGTGGGTGGTTGGTGGGTCAAGAAGATGTACATCGACCACCGAGAAGCTAACAAGCCATTTGGTGCTTACGACTTAGATACTGGAAAAACGTTTGTGTGGCCCGACGGCCATCCAAAAGCAGGTCAGCCGCTGTTCTATCGCAAGTTTGTTCCTGCACGGCTGACCGATAATCCCTACCTGATGGCAGACGGCCAATACGAGGCTATGCTCAGGTCGCTCCCGGATGTCGAGCGTAGACGACTCCTCGACGGGGATTGGGACGTGGCGGAGGGAGCGGCCATCCCCGAATTTTCAAGGAGACGACACGTTGTCGAACATTTCGACTTACCTACCAATTGGCCACGTATACGGGCGGCAGACTACGGCTATGCGAGTCCGTCGTGCGTTCTGTGGGGGGCTATTGACTGGGATAATAATATCTGGGTTTATCGTGAATTGTATGCAAAACACTTGACAGCGGAACAGTTAGCTGATAAGATATTAGAATGTGAAGAGTTAGACCCCACACCACACTATACAGTCTTAGACTCTTCATGCTGGAACAAGACTGGATTCGGCCCCTCCATTGCAGAGACAATGATGCGGGCTGGTGTTAGGTGGACTCCCTCGGACCGCAACCGTCTACAAGGTAAAATGGAAGTTCACAGGCGGCTTGCTGACGACCCCTACGACAACGAACCACGTCTTCGTGTATTCTCTACGTGCAAGCACACCATAGCGCAGCTATCAGGCATACCCCTCTCCAAAAGCAATAGTGAAGATGTAGACACAAAAGCAGAGGACCATGCCTACGATGCGTTGCGCTACATGGTGATGACGCGCACGTCGGGATACCAGTCTATACACAAAACACTTCAGGGAATCAAGGAACAAGCCTTCAAACCCTTCGACCAGACTTTTGGATATTAAATGGCAGACCTAGACCCAAAAACCGCAACTCTACGGCAGGTTGCTGAAGCCTACGCTGAAAAATCAGGTAGGGGTAAAAGCTTCATGGGTCCGGCTCTTCAATACTTTCGGGATATTGCAGACGAACCCGGCTCTGCTTTTCGTCTCTTTGAAAAAGATGCAGACGGTGTGACGCTTCTTTCAAAGACGTTCAAAGGAACGGAGGATACATCCACAGTTAAAACGGCGATGCAAAACCTTCGTCAAGTCGGCCTCACTCTCAAAGAACTGGTCGGCCCGGACACACCTGAGTATAAGCTTCTTCCAGATAAGTCTCCCAACACGGACTTGAACAATCGTATCTTTGGGCGTGGTGAGCCTGCCAAAGCTGTTTCAGAAGTTTCTGTCAATCCTGATAAGAAAAAGATGAGCCAGTTATTTGCTGGAATTTCAAAATACCTCGACGACCCTAAGACTCGTCCCATAGCCCAAGCAATCATATTTAATCTCAATACGGGTCTCCGTCCTAACGCCGCTGCCGGTCTTCAAATATCTGCGTACAAGCCCGACAGCGGTGCTATTTACATCGAAGCCGAAACCAAGGGTGCGAAGGGACGTGCTGTAAACATCCCCTTGAACCCAGTTGCAGATAGCATCTTACAAGAAAATTTAGCTGCTGGCAACAAGAATAGTTTTTTTATAAAGCCGAACGGTAAAGTCGTTACTTCCAAAGACATGTCGGACCTTCTAAAAGAAGTTAAGGTTCCGGACATTGCATTTGATGCTGCGACGGGCCGCTACTTCGACACCCTAAACCCGGATGGGTTCACGGGAAAGAAGGGTTCAGCACTCCTTCGAAACGTCCATGCGACTGTTGGTCAATCTATTGGCATCGACCAAGACCGCCTAGCTTACCTCCAAGGTCGTAGCCTAAAGTCGGCGGGTAAAAGTAGCACCGGAGAACTTACCACGTATCAACAAGCGTTTCCCGGGGCAGTCGGAGAGGTTGACAGGGCCAACGCCAACATGTTTGCGTCTTTTTGGGGAGAGGCAGCACAAGAGGCCGGGTTCAAGATTACTGACCGGATTCCTCTACCTACAGAACGTATTACAACCTCAACAGCAGGTTACGAGGGCTACTTTGACCTACCTGTTCGTGAAGATGTCCCGGAACCAAAATCTACTGTAACTGTAGAGTCTCCAGAACCTAAAACATTCGACGACCTGTCGCCAGATTTACAGGAAACTTTGAACAAGGGCGGGTTCGACTTAGACGCGTTTTTGAAGGGTACAGCAAAGTCACTCGGAATCGCAGCCGCAGGGACGCTGGCATACGAGGCTATTCGTGACCCGTTAGGAACAGGTGCTGCTGTAGCCAAAGAGGTTGCCCTAGAGGGTGCTGCCTTGGCAATGAAGGCACCCCTCGCAGTTGCGGGGGCTGTGCCGATGATTCTCGAACCCAGCCCCTTGGCCGGTCCGGAACTTTCCGAGGTGCAGCCGGGGTTGACTTACTCAGAAGATGAATTGAGACAGATACGAGGTCCGGAGTCACTTCCTGACCCGGATGCGGGATTTGTAGATAGGGACCAAGAAGCTGCCCCTGCCCAAGAAGCTGGCTTCGTAAACCGGTAAATAAGGGAGAAAACCTATGCCAGACAACAATTACAATTATGGTGCAGCGTACATCATGAACTCGCCGAACACTTCCGTGGATGACCAGATGGGTGCTGACCAACTCTACCGCGAAGGTCTTGAGTTTGACACTCAGACCGCTCAAGGTGTTTTGACAGAAGATATGCCAAAGAAGCAAACCAAGACTACTGTGGACGCCTCTGTCATGAACATGGCTGAAGAGCGCGATTACTAGAATATGTCAGAAGATAACTTTCTCCAACCAGCCGACGATACTACCATTGGTCTCTTAAATCCAGAAGAGCAGATGCCCGGTTTAGCTGCGTATGTGAAAGCCAAGTTCGAGGATGCCGAGAACGGACGCTACGCACACGAGCAACGCTGGCTTCAGTCGTACAAGAACTTCAGGGGTATTTACGATTCGACTACTCAGTACCGTGATTCCGAACGGTCGCAAGTCTTCATTCGAATTACCAAGACGAAGGTTCTTGCAGCGTACGGTCAAATCGTTGACATCTTGTTTGCGAACAAGAAGTTTCCGCTGGTTGTCGAGTCTACTCCCGTTCCGGAAGGAATAGCGGAGTTTGCTCACATGGAGACGCCCCTCGACCAAGTAGAGACCCAGCCGGACCCGTACGGCTTCGCTGGTGATGGTCGAGACCTTCCTCCGGGTGCCCTACAGGCTGAAGAGCCAAAGGCGTTTCTAGGCGGGTTGCAGGGCGAATACGGCAAGCTTCCCCTAGCGGAAGGAAAGGCTCGTCTGGGCGAACCCCAAATCGAACCGGCAAAGATTGCTGCTCACCGCATGGAGAAAACTATCCACGACCAACTTCTCGACACGAACGCTGTGAACGTGTTGCGGAGTTCTATCTTTGAGTCGTGTCTTCTTGGTACAGGTGTTATCAAGGGGCCGTTCAACTTTCACAAACGACTACACCGCTGGGAGCGTGACGACTTGGGTGAGCGGGTGTACATGCCCGAAGAAAAGACTGTCCCGCGTATCGAAATGGTTTCGGCTTGGGACTTCCACCCGGACCCCTCCGCGACCAACATAGACGACTGCGAGTACGTTATCGAACGTCACCGCATGAATCGCCAGCAACTTCGTGCCCTCATCAAACGTCCCTACTTCAACTCCGAAGCAATTCAGGAATGTCTTGCCAAGGGGCCGAACTATGAGGACAAGTATTACGAGGACACCATCCGTGAGGATGAGACTGAGCCGTACTATCAAAGCAACCGGTACGAGGTCTTGGAATATTGGGGTGTCTTGGATTCTCAGCTTGCCAAGGAAGCTGGTCTCGAAGGCGCTGAAGAAATGTCCGAGTTCGATGAGGTTCAGGTGAACGTCTGGGTTTGCGGCACGATGGTTCTTCGCTGTGTCCTCAACCCCTTCACTCCTGCCCGCATTCCCTACCAAGTCTTCCCGTACGAAATCAACCCGTATCAAATCTGGGGCGTTGGCGTAGCGGAAAACATGGAAGACGCTCAGAAGCTGATGAACGGTCACGTTCGCATGGCCATTGACAACCTCGCCCTTGCTGGCAACCTCGTCTTCGATGTCGATGAGGCCAGCCTCGTGCCGGGACAAAACATGGACATCTTCCCCGGAAAGATTTTCCGTCGTCAGTCGGGCGTCACCGGGACAGCAATCAACGGCCTCAAGTTTCCGAACACTGCTGGTGAGAACCTGCAGATGTATCAGATTAGTCGCCAGCTTGCAGACGAGGAAACGGGTATCCCGTCAATTGTCCACGGTCAAACCGGCGTTAGCGGAACCGGACGTACTGCTGCGGGCCTGTCCATGCTGATGGGTTCTGCTGGGTTGTCCATGAAGACAGTCATCAAGAACATCGACGACTTTCTTTTGAAGCCTTTGGGCGAAGCATATTTCCAGTGGAACATGCAGTTCAACGAGGAGTCCGAAGACATTCAGGGTGACCTAGAAATCAAGCCACGTGGCGTAGCCGCAGTTATGCAAAAAGAGGTTCGCACCCAGCGTCTCACGTCTCTGCTGCAGACGGTTGCCAATCCGATGCTTGCACCCTTCATCAAGATTCCGAACCTCATGCGCGAGTTGGCAATATCACAGGACATCGACCCTGACAGTCTTGTGAACGACGCCAACGAGGCACAACTCTACGCACAGATGCTGAAAGGGCTTATGGCCGATGTACAACAAGGACCAAGCGAAGCTGCTGGGGCCGCTCCTAGCCAAGCCGGAGATATGGGCGGGGCTGGAGGAGTACCTCCAACTCCTGAAGGAACAGACGTTCAAGGGTCTGGTAACGGCACAATCGGAGTCGGAACTGCGCCAACTGCAGGGGAAAGCGGCTTTACTGGAAATGCTCCTCAAGCTGAAGGATAACCACGAGGCAATTGTGAAGAATGGCTGACCGTCTATTTCTATTTCAAGATGACGAGGATACCGCGACAGAAGCTGCCCCTTTTGAGTTTACGGGCCAGCGGACTATCGGTGTAGAAGATTACGGTTCTTCTGCTGTCAACTTTTACAATACTGCCCTCGGTCTTCCAGAGTTAGAAGAGCAGACAGGTATCGACGTTGACCCTGACGAAGATATCACCGAACTTGCTGAACCTATGGCTCGTGACCAAGACGACGACTCTGGTGCAGGTGCAGACTTGCGTCAGGTTCTCGACCAACCCTTGTATGGCGGGGAGGGAACGACAGAAGCCTCCACTGTGCAGTTCTTCAACTCCGGAACTCCAATGGGTGGAACACCCTTTGAAAGCTATTCTGCTTACATTGAAGGGTCGGCGGGTGCCCCAAAGGACCGTCTAGGATTGGTTCAGAACATAATCGAACCGGGTGTGACGGGCAACTTTGCAGACATCGACCTCGGTGCGGGGTTCTCGTCCGAAGTTAAGGCTACAACTGAAAAGGTCAAGGACTTGCCGTCTCGTGCAGAACGACTACTGACCGGCAAGCTAACGCAAGAAGACTCCAAGAAGCTTGCGGGTGGGATGATGGCCGTGGTTGGTGGTCCCGTAGGGGCCGCTGCCGGAACATTCATAGGCGGCACCACAGTAAAGAACGCCTTTGGATATAATAGCTTTCG